AGCAACGCGGGCTTTTTCTGCGGGGTTCTGAATCTTTTTGATTGCGTCAGCCAATACCATCATTTGTTTATCGGGGGATTGCTGGGCCAACTCTGCCGCGCTAATGCCTAAGTCATCCAGGGCTAGTTTAGCGGTTCCCATACCGTGGGCGGCTTCAGATACTCCCCTAGCCATTTTTTCTAATGACTTATCAAAGCCAGCAGCCTCAACACCTGCTAGGCTTGCCGCATAACGCAGCCGCTCCAGTTCTTGCACGCCAACGCCTAGTTTACTGGCTGTCTTGCCTAGCTTGTCAAGCTCTGCCATTTGATCCTTGACGCCTGCTAGTGCCTTAGCAAACGCCATAGCAGCCCCGGCAGCTAAGGCCATCTTGCCTAACATGCTTTTGAGGCTAAACTTTTTAGCACTCTGCTGCATCTTGCCCATGTCACCGCCAGCCGTTTTCATGCCCTTAGAAAACGGTTTTGTGTTAGCGGTTATGTTGGCAACTAAAGAGCCGAGATTTGCAGCCATTTACTTATTCCCAAACATTGCAGCCATCTGTGATTCATGCGCGGCTGCGTCAAACTGTTTTGTCTTTTTATATCCTGTCCCGAAGTCGGGTACGAAATGGTCCAAGTCTACCAGTTCGCTTTCGCGGGTTGCTACCAGATTGCGAACTATCGCGCACAGGTAGCTGGTTTGTAGCCACTCATCCCCAAACGGTTCTAAACGGTAGTAAGCAATCCATTCTGTGAACAACTCCGCTGGTATTTCTTCAAGTAACTTATCAACGTCCCAGGTGCCGACAGTAACCGCTAGGCGGAAGGCGAACCGCCTTTTTTCGTCGGCCTTGAGTTTTTTTCCAGTACCTCTATTTCGTTATCTGCGAATCCGACGTGCGACATTGCTGCATCGAATAGCTGGCTAGTAACCGCGCCGTCTAGTTCTCCAAGTTCGCCAATGTCGTAATCATCCAACAGCGGCTTATGCGTTGCCCCGTCAACTAGCGTTGCAATCAATAACAATCTACGGCTGTTATCTTTAACGTTTCCATCTTTGTTTAGAACTTGCTTTTCAAAGTTGCTTTTCTCTGCTTCGCTTAGGCTTTGAAACGTGAATTCTAAGCCGCCAACTTTAACGGTTGTGTAACGCCTGCTCTTGCATTTAAAAAGGCTCTCTTTTGTTGCTGCGCTCACTGGTAGTCCTCCGGGTTAGGTGGTTGTGTAATAGAGCTAGGCCGCCCGTAACGGGTTGTCACTTCGTCCCTGACTCTAAGAATTACGCCTTCTTCATAGTGTCGAATCATTGAAACGGGCCGCCCCGCAGTCGTCCCGCAATACCCGGCGTGTAAGCCGTTAAGCCTAATCATACGCTGATCGGGCACAGCTGGCACCATGTCGCCATCTACGCAAACCCGCGCCGGGTGGTCCTCAAAGGTAATTTTCATTAGCTGCCAGCCGTGAAGGCAAAGCCACTGGAAACGCCCGTTCCTTTAATTGTCATCTCTACCTGCATAATCTCGCCCATTTCAGCATCGGCTGCCTTAACGCTGACAACACGCCCGCCAAAGACTACAGTACCGCCGGTACTGCCGCCGGGCTTAGTTGGGTATGTAATGGTAACAACCTCGTCAACTGCCGCGCCGTAGTCGTGGGCAATATCAGGCAGGGCAGCGTCAGAGTAGGCCACAATGCTGATTTCGCCAATCTCGGCTAAGTCATCGACCATGAAACGCTTTCGCCCTGTGTGCGCCAACTCTGTTATTTCGATTACATCTTTTGTTACTTCCAGGCCGCCAATAGAAATTATATCTCCAGCGAAACTGGTTGTCCCGAAAGTTACCGTCGCGCCATTGCCTGTATCTGCCATATCTAAGTTCCCTTAAAAAGTTGGTATTGTTTCTATAACGTGAATTCTAAACCTTAGCGTTGTTATATGTTTTCCGCTGTCGCTGTCGTCGGTCGGGTGCTCGTAGCTGTGCCCTGTGTCGTCTAGTGTGCTGCTTATTACTTCAACGCTGCCAGCGGTCCCCCGGTAGCCTTGCAGCTGCTGCCTTACCAAGTCGGCTAGGCTGTCGGCTTCTACCCTGGTTTCACTGTAGCAGGCGAATTCTAGCATACACTCCTCAATGCCTGCCGCTGCCGCTAAAGTATGCACATGGCTCGTATATAATTCAAGGTAAACCATAGCGGGCAAGCTGTCGCCCTGGGCTAAAACATCTGGCCTAATCCGAGTAGCCACAACATCGGTGATTGCCGATTTCGTCAACAGATAGGTTCTTATGTTGCTGCCAGTGTTTGCCATATTATTTCTTTTGTTTCTCGACTGCCTTAGCTAGTGCAGCGCGGGCCTTTGTCGTAACCTTGCTTCTAACTGTTGCCTTAGCGTTCTCGATGCCCTTCTGGAAGTAGTTAGTACCGGCTACCCGTTCACCGCTGGACGTTTTTGACCAGTAAAACCCCCGGTGCCCGTAGTTTACCAGCCAACTATGCGGGGCTATTAACCAGTCATGCCCAACAGTGACACCAATAATACCCGCAGCACTAGCCGCCCGGCTGCTTTTCCACTTGCTAGAGGGCTTCTTTTTAATTGCCCGGCGGAGCGGGTCTTTGCCTTTGCTCTCTCGCTGGGCGCGCGTGCCAGCACTCCAACCGGCTGCCGTTCCTGTGGTTCTACTGCGCGGGGTTACTTTCCTGATAGAACTGACCAGGGCCGTGCCGCCTGCTGCTACGGCTTTTCGCAGTACGTTACGCTGCAGGCTGTCGGTTAGCCCGTTGAACTCTTTAAACAGTTCCTCGATTCCCATGAATTGCAGGGCGTCTTTTTTTAGTGCCATTGTTAGCTATCCTCTGTGCAATGAAGCCAGAGTTCTGTTTGCCGTTCGTCACGCCGCTGCACTTTTTCAATATTAAGCGTGCGGGTTGTGTCGCCGTCGCGGTAGACAACGCGCATAGCTGAATCGGGAAACGGGCCTGCGTGCGGGTAGCGTACAATTACCAGCGTTGTTGTTGTTGATTCGATTTGAGAGCCGCTAAAAGTCTCGCTTGCTGATACGTCAAGCACACGCGCTGAACACTCACGCACACTAGCCCAGGAGTCAGTTAGCTGCCCGCTGGCGTCTGCGGTTTGCGTGCTTTGCTCTATGTCGATCCTCTGCCTTAGCTGCCCGGCGCGTACCATTGGAACGAGTCCCCCAGTTTAAACGGTGCCAGAAGTGCCCCGGCTGCCTGCGGCATTTCCATAGCCATCACGCCTATCGTCGTCTGTTCTCGGTTGTTGAAGTAATGACCGATCAACAAAAGCATTGCGTGCTTGATAGCCTGGGGGACTGCTGACGCTGCCCCGTAGCCGCAGATAAAACGGATTGTCGCCGCCTCTTGCTGTGCGCGGGCTGCGGGCCAGACTTCGCCGTAGGCGGGCCGCACGGTGCCCGGTTCGCGGGCTATGCTTACATCATAGTTGCCACCAGAAAAGGTCTGGCTGGCCCCTGCTGTGTCCGTGTAAGTGATACTGGTAATGCTTTGCAGTTGCCCGAAGGGTAGATAAAGCGTTTCTGTGCCCGCTGGCAGCTGGTCTGTTGCCATATCATAGGTAGCCGTAACAAGCTGCCTGTGAGTTTCTGCTTCAACTGTCGCGCGGGTCACTTCTATCAGGCTGCTCAGGTAGTCGTCATAGAACGAATCATCAAGCGACAGGTGCCGCCGTACTTCACTGACTTGCAGCGGTTCTGCTGTCGGGGCTGTTACTTCTGCCGTGCTGTAGCTGCTAACTAAGTGCATTTAGCGGGGCCTCTTTTTAATTGCTTTACGTTTCTTTGCTTCTGGGCGCGTCGCGCGCAGGGGCGGTTCTACGGTAGCCGTTTCTGGCTGCGGTAGTTCCGCCCAGCTGCGCTTTATGTAACGCTCTGCGGTTGCGTCGTCTAGTTCGACGATGTCGCCGCAGTCATGAGAAAACCCAGTTCCCACGATACTCGTTAACAATCGGACTTTAATCATTAGGCTTGGATTAAATGTTTGATTGCATCGGAATTTAGCACTTTACTATCAAATCGGGCGAAGGCCACGAATCCGGTTTGGTCATTATCACGATAGCGTTCCTCTAATCGGAACATCCTAATAGGCCCAGCGTCGCGGATAATGAACCGGGAAAAGTCACCGACCAAAACGGTTTTCTCGTCGGTTGCCACGCTGCTTTGCATATCCTGATTGATCGTAATCGGATAACCAAGCAGTCTGTCGGGTTCGCCAACGCTCATGCCCTCTTGCCACAGGTAGTGGTTGTTGTCGTCTTTTAACTTTCGCAGAGCCAACAGGATATTATCGTGCATCATCCAGCCGAAGCTGCTGCTGTTACGATATGCCGGGTCTACGCTGTGGAGCAAATCAAAAAGTTCGTCGGCGGCAATGGCATCGGCGGCAGCTGCCGTCTTGCCGAGACCAGAACCAACAACCACGCCCTGTGGTTCTGAACTGCCAGAGCCAGTGGAACTGTACTGCGCTTCAATGCGCCCAAGACGTTCGCCTAACATTGAGCCAACTTCAGCGCCTAGATCGAAAAAGCTATCCTGGAGAAGCTCCGCAGAAACCAGAATCGACTTGCTCGTGAGCTTATAGGCATTCAGGGTTTTGACGCCAAAGGTGGCAGCCTGCTCGCTGATAGCAGCGTTTTCTGCCAACAGTGCGCCCTTGTTGCCGGTATCGTCGCTAGTCGGCCACGGTACATCATTCCCGGTTGAGGTACGAATAACACGCGATACGCTACGAGGGCCGCCAAAACTAAGCAGGCTTTTCTCTAGTTCGTTGCTGAAGCCTTCAGGGACCAGATATCCACCAGCTGAGTCAGTGCCTACGCTCTGTGCTCTGACTTCTTTTCCCCAGCCGTCATGACTCATAACGGGGGCGTGCTTAGCAAGTCGCACATCCAAAAAGCTAGATTTGGGATCTAAGCCCAAACGCTGGGCGGCTTCGACGTGTGTATCGTCCAAGCCAAAACCATTTTGTTGACGCGCCCAGGCTGCGAAAGCCAGTGTTCTGGTTTCGTCGGTAATCTCTGGGCGGGTTTCTGCCGTGCGTTGCCGCTTCTCTCTAAAAGAAACTTCCTCTTTAGCGGCTTCGACTTCAGCCAGTCGCGCTGCTACGTTCGCTTTTTCGCGTGCCTGGGTTAGTTCTGCTGCGTTTGCGTTGTAGGCTTCGTTGAGTGCTTCCCACTTTGCGCGGTCTTCGTCTGCCCAGCTGTCTTGACTTTCGCCGTGGGTCTTGATTTGTGCCGCGAGTTGTTCGCGCTGCTCTTGTAACTTTTTGAAGTCTGCCATGGTTCTAAATCTCCAGTTTGAAAGCTGCCAGCTTTCAGACTGCGCAAAAAAAAGCGCGGCCCTGTTGCTGGCATTTACTAAATGTTTCGTAAATGTTGCAAACAATTACCGCGCTTTGTGCGTTTGGTTGTTCTGTTGTTGGTATTGTTACAGATTAGCTGTCGGTATCAATAGCAATTATCCTAAGCCGCACTTCTACCGATTCCTGATCAATATAGAACT